CCCATCGCTTTAATGCATTGATCCATCAGACTATTGGAACCGGAAGAGTCATCTTCTGCCCAAAAACAAATTGGTGACCTACCCCAAGTTTTATACTGCATCACCTCATAAAAAATCTTCCTATGCCTTTGATTGTCAGGATCAAATGTTTCATGTGGCCTGCCGAACTGTTGAATCTTACTCATTACTTTCACTTTCTATCATAATTAACAGACACCAGTATAACACAATGGATGGACATGTCAACAACTATTTTTGATAGTGTTGTTATTCTGCAATAGCCAAAAACTGGCTTCGGGTTGCAAAGTCTTCGGGCATTTTTTCCACAATCATTTCAAAATGATATGAATCAGGATAGTGTCTCAGAATAATTGCCGCACGTTGACGAATGTATTTTGGCACACGTGGCGTTACTTTAGGACTCAATAAATCCAAAAGCATTTGATGCCCGCAACGTAACGACCGATATCTTTCATCAGGGAGTGTCATATACTGTCCGTGGTGTGAAGAAACTTTGCATTTTCAATTCGTCATTCCAGGGTTTCGCATAGACATTATCTTTATCACATAATGCAAGTGCATATTCTTTAGTCACAACACGATGCGACACGATAGTTTCGCCCAAGTGTTCTTGCGAGAATTCTTTTGCTTCGGACATGGTAACTGTATCAAGTGCCCAATCAGCTTTATCATTGCCATAGCTGTCTGTGCCTGCCGGCACTTCTACCATGTATCGTTCACGAAACATAGAGACAGTTTCAACAAGAACCCATTGTGTTTCAATTTTTTTCATAGTCCAACTTCCATCTTTGTTGTCAATCCAATCAATAGAGTCACCAGTCTTCCAACCAGTTTGCTCTAGTATATCAGGAGTTAGGGGAAGAATCAAGTCACCAGTTTCTGGATCTTCTTCCAAATTAATTGTCCAAGTTTTGTTTGTCATAGTTTTGTTTGCCATAATATTGTTCCTTTATTACCAATGATGAATTGTATTTGCAATGATGAATAAACATGTCACAACGTGGATTGTAGTCCAAAACGTTCTCAAAGTCAATGCAACCCATGCTTCTTTCATGGTAAGAATCGGCACATCAGGTCTATCTTCGTCAGTTTTACCGATCAGATGATTAGTTGCTCTTGCCCATATTAAGAAAAATCTCATGTTAACATCCTTATCAATCCTATGGAGTCTATTGTAGTCAACAGTAAATAGTTAGCCAACATGCCAAAAGATTTCCTAGTCCAAGAAGACCAAGCATACAAAGTGCAGCCAGTGATCCAGATAGGATAAAGAGAAAGAAGCGGAGGGGTGGGGACTGTGAGTGCCATAGTAATGCTACAACTAATACTAATAGACCAAGCAAGTAGCTCAACAGCAAAACGAATTCTATTAGACTTAAAGTCATCTTTAATCCATTCTATAGTGGGACGAAACAAATCAATAATCATAATCTCAATCCAAGTTAAATAACTCAGGATGTGTCTTTGCAAAATATAATCGTAACAAATTCCAATGTTCAAATAACTCTGATGACTGCTGCTCAACAACCATACGTTTAATTGCGTACAATGATTCTAACACTTTACTGAAATCATTGATTTGGCTATTATATACACTATAGTCGTATGGCTGACTATAGACTTTATAGTCTTTCATCTGAAGAAATGTAGAGAACAATCGTTCAACAATAAATGAGAACATATTAAGATTTGGATCTCTGCTATAGTTTGCACTACCATGGTATATCTCAGCATCTTGTCCTGTCAGCGCTTCAAGTTTTTCTTTGATATTTTTTACAAACGCAATATACTCTAACCAAAACGCTTTTGTTGCAACAAAGTAACTACAATAGCAAGTTGAATCTGTCATTACTGCGTCAAGCACATTAGTATCGTAGTCACTAGCAATAAATGCAGAACGAACAACTTGTTTAATTCCTGGATGAAAATAATTGCCCTGTTCCCACACGTTTGTAGTTATTGCATTTTGTACTCTAGCATGATTGAAAATGTAAACATCATACCCATCATTGTTATCAACAGCGTCTTTAATCACATTAGCTTCATACCGCATCTTACTTTGCCAACGAGGACCAAAGACACCCCAAGCGTCTAAATCATTTGCAAAGCCTTCGTCAATGATACGATTGAATGAATGAAACTCACGCAACTCTGGGTTTTTATTTGAAGTATTGTCAAATGGAGTTAGAAGTTTGTCTACTTGAGAAATCTGCCTTTCTTCAAAGCAAATTTGAAAAATCTTATACTTCAATCTGTCACCCTTGCTCCGTTCGGTGCAATATTTCCTTCTACACCAAGTTTACCAATATTCTCAATCAACACAGGATCAAGATGATGAAACAGCAAATGCTCAATGTCAATATATCCTTTTGCTGTCAATCGCTCTGTCATGTGATTAAACATGTCAGTATAAAGGTCTCTAACATATGGAAGTAAGAATGCATCAAAACTCCACAATCGGCTCATATATTGCAATGTAATGCCACCTGTGGTTTCTTGTCTAAATTGACTTGTAAATGGACCACGAACAATAATTTTATCTACGGCTTGCATGTGTTTGTCATAATTGAAATCATCATTTAGTGTATAACGCCCACTCATCTTAAAAATACGTTTATACTTTTCACGCCAACCATCTTCAATAGCTTTATCAAAGAAAGAACCATACATGATAATTTCAATCATGTTTTTAACAATGTCGTGATTGGGCACTTGCTGAATCTGTTGAATATTTTCAGCGTCAGAAAAAGTATAAAATTTATCAATGTATTGCGATAGGATATCACGTTCTTCTTTTGTAATATCCTGATAACCACCATCTAGTAGAATGATTTCTGCATCGCACTTGTTTCTAATGGACTTGCAAGTCTCAATAGTTTGTTCAAGTCTTGTCTGAGTATCATACACACCATGCTTTGCATGAATTGCGGAAGATACTAAAAATACACTATCACTCATTTGTCTTCCTCACTTTTTTAACAGGCGCTTTTTTAGCCGCAGGTTTTGCTCTAGGCTTTTTAGGCGCAGATGCTTTCATTATTTCTTCAGCACGGGTGTTCAAACGCTTGAACACTTCTTCTGGCTCCATCCAGATATCTTTGTTCTCTAGTATAGACGTAATTTCATCGTCTGTCAAGAATCCAGCATATACACCACGCATGAATTTATCTGACCACTTGCGTTCGTACATGATGTTGTCATACATCTCGCCACCCTTGCCAATTGTTCCACCTGAATAGTTGTGAAACATAAACATAGAATGTTCTGAGATTTCAAATAAATCACCAGACAAGAACACCATTGTAGCAGCCGACATACATGCGCCTTCTACTGATGTTAAAATGTTTGCTTGTGATTCAGACATAACACGCATTAATTGTATTGCTGTGTATAGATTACCGCCTGGAGAATTGATATGAATTTTAACAACATCATTCTCTGTTGCGTTTCTAATAATTTCATACCATTCAACGTAATCGTCTGGAATTGTTATTTCTCCAACCAAATAGAACGTGTATAGTTGCCCTATTATTTTTGGTTGCCTAGGCTTTTTAGCGTCGTCTAAACCAAACAACGAACTAAGTTTTTCTTCTTCCATGTTTATCACTTTCAACTTATAATATAGAGTATACTCTATTTTTCTTTGGATGTCAACTTGTCAAATCCATATTTGCATAGCCAATACGCATCAATCAAGTCGGAAGAAGGATTCCATTGCTTCTCAGTCATATGTAGTTCGTCTTTTAAACGAATAGCATTGAATTCCTCAAAGACTTCTTGCATTCGTTCTTTATTTGCATTGCCTTTACCAGTAGCGTATTTCTTAAGTACTGTTGGTGGTATCTCTGTACACTCTACAGCAAACAACCATAGTCTGTATTTTAAAATGCCAGCATTCTCAGCAATGTTGAAAACTCTACCTTTTGATCCCATAGAATATCCTTCTAGGAATACGTGACAGCTTTTGTCTGTCTCTAACAATTTGTCAATGAAGAAATTTGATATGCCGTCATATCTTAGTATATCAGTCATTCCTTCATGGTCAAAAAATCTACCTGTTATGTTTTTAAATTGCACATCATATTTTCTAGATTGTGTCAGAAAATAAAAATGACATTTCTCAAAATTAAACTCACCATCCTCATCATCAAATACACACATTGCAGGACATGTTAGAGAATAATCTACTCCTGCTATAATCATCTATCGTCTTCCGAAGACCATTCATCATCTTCTATCAGTTTGTCCCAATCGTCTTCTTCTGGCCAGTCTTGATTTTTTTCTGATATTGTTTCTTCGGATACTTCCAACCCACAATAAGCACAATGTGTTGGTGGTGTTTCTAATCCTACCAATGGTGTTACTGAATACTCAGCCGCACATGAATCACAAAATACGCTATATGTTGTCATTTGATCTCCTTATTCGTACATTACTGTGTCTTTATCTCCTAGAGACCATTTCGGATTGTGTTCTACAACAAACTTTCTTGTTGCAACTTTAAAATCTGGAAACTTCATTTCTTTAGGATTGCTTGCTGCGTCAAAGAATATGCACCGATTGTTTGGTTGTGCAGCATATTGTCCATTATCTAGTTCAATAAAATTATAAGACTTGTGGTCTTCTGGCCACTCAGAATAAGTTAAGTCAATCATGTTGTGATCTGGTGCGGCATGGTCAACCGTGAACATGTAATTGCCTTGATAC